TACCTCGGCAATATCCACAGCACGGGGACGGACTACGGCTACGGCTCCACCGTCGCGCCTCGCACACCATGGCCAAACATCGCCGACACGCTGCGTCCAAGCGGCATCTACTATGCTACGTTTTTTGATAGTGTAGACGGATTGTCTACGACCGGGACTGTGACTCCGGGTGAGCAGCACGTAGCATTGACCACGGCTGCGACCAGTGGCGCATCCGCAACACTACGCAAAAAACTGCCTTTCACCATGCAATTTGACGCGAGCAAGCCCTACTCCATCCGCATGGGGACAGGGTACAGCAGTTACAACGCGATTACCGGCTACGCAGGCATCGGCACCCCTGCTAGCAAACAGTTTGTGGGTATCAGTTACCGGGATGGCTATATCTACGGCTGCCGCGGGGACGGCAACAATCTTGTCGAAACGGAAGAATTATCCACCTCGGGCTCCGGCAACACAACGGCGGATCAAGAGATATGCATCGAGGTGGCAGGCGGCAAGATCGTATGGCAGGTTACCAACGGCGACCAGAGAGAAGCCGATACCTACCTGCCTACGCGACCCGGTGACGACGCCCTGCTATACGCCGAGGTAACAACTACCGAGGCAGCCGCCAAAACCATGTGGTTGTCTCATTGGATGGTGGGGCGGTTTGCGTAACTTGGTTATACTGCTCTGCCTGCTGTTATGGGCTGTTCCCTGCTCGGCGCACGCCATAGCAGGCGAATACGACCTTGTGAGCCGGCAGTGGACATGGGAAGCTGCCGGATCGCATCCGCTCGCGGAGTGGCTATCCATCGGCTACTCCTTGCGCTGCCTGTGCGATCAGTGGGTATGGAAGGCTGGCCTAGTGCCATCCTGGGCACCTGTGAGACAGGATTACACCGTATGGGCAGAGGTGCAGAGAGGGCCATGGAGCATCAGACTCACTGACTGGTGCAATCACTGGTTGAGCCAATCAGGTATGCCTCCGTGGGCCGACGAGTGGGGATTGACATTGAGAGTGCAGAGGGAGTGGTGACATGCCCATAATCTACAGAGACTCATCAACATGGCCCGGCGCTGCCAAACAGGACGGCGCTTTTTTGTTGCCCGAAACGCTACCGGCTAAGGAGTCGGCGGCAGTGTTGATCGAGCTGATATTCGGCCCGCCGTATCAGCAGATCATCGCCGCAGAGTCTGTGGAGGCGGTGCTGGGTGGGGTAATGGCCACTCAGGCTATCTCCGTATACCGCCGTAATCACCAGGTCATCGACGTGACAATCAAGGATGAGCGCGGTCAGCTCGTGAACTGTTCCGGCACGGCGCTTAAATGGGTGATTGTGGATGCTGCCAACGCTATGGTGCTGACCAAATACACGGGCGATGGCATCCGCTACATCGACGCGTCAACCGGGCAGGCGGAGATTACGCTGACCGCTACCGACACGGACATGCCCAGCGGCGAGTATCGCCATGAGTTATTGTTGACCGATATCGACGGGCACCGATACACGGTGCTGACAGGAATTTTGAATACCCAAACATCACTTACAACGGGAGTGTGAACAGATGGCTGATATAGCATTGGGACAACTCCTGCATACGGCGGGAGATAACACGCTGTCGCAGACCGATGGTGCGCTGCATGGATATATGCGGGGCACGGACGGCACAGCAACGCGGACGATCAAAACGGACGCGAATGGAAACATCACCATCAGCCCAGACTCGGGGCTGGGCACGGAGGCCACGTTGGCGGCGCTGGAGGTGCTGCTTACATCTCTAGATGGCAAGGTAGCCACGGACGCAAAGCTAGAGGCTGCAAGGGCACTGTTGGCCAGCCTGGATGGTAAGGTGGCCACTGAGGCCAAATTGGAAGCAGTTAGAACGTTGGTGGCGCTTGCGCAGACGAACACTAGCGACATATTCCAGGCTGTCAAGCTCCGAGATTGGGGCAAGGAGGCCACTCTTGCCAACGCGAAGAATGTGCTCGACGCGATCAGCGCGGCAGTAGCGGCTAGGGCGACCGAAGCTACCCTCGAATCCGCAAACCAGGCTTTGGCCAGCCTCGATGGCAAGGTAGCCACGGACGCAAAGCTAGAGGCTGCAAGGCTGCTGCTGGCCAGCCTGAACGGCAAAGACTTTGCTACACAGACGACTCTCGCAGCAGTGCTTGCCAAACTCGCTGACCCGGCCACGGCGACTAAACAGGACGCAGCTAAGGGTGTGCTCGACGCGATCAGCGCGGCAGTAGCGGCTAGGGCGACCGAGGCGACACTGGCAGCTGTCAAGACTGCACTCACGGACGGTTCGCAAAAAGTGCAGCTAAGTGGGAGTAAAGTCCGAATCGCCTCTGCTCCCGCGACTGGCGTCAAAACAGTTACAGGGACCGCTGCCGAGGTATTTGCTGGCACGAGCCGCAAACCAGGGCGTAGTCGGCTGGAGATTGCAAATCGCCACCCCGCCCTGGCCATACGCGTAGGGCCCGCCGGCGTGACAGACACTACCGGGCGCAGCGTAGGACCTCTGGCGACGCTAGCTCTGGACATGGATCCGATGTCGGACGTGCCTATCTACGCTGTCAGCGAGGCCGGAGCCTTAACTGTGGAGGTGTTCGAGGCATGATATATGAGTTGAGTCCGCAAGCAGATAGCACGACCCGTATCTCCGTGGATTACCGCGATGAGGGCGTTGCGCTACAGGGCACTACGCATGTTGCCGGTGACGGGGATGCCGCCCGAGCCTATGTGGCGGTGTTTGATAGGGACCTGCGAATGAACTACAAGCGCCTGTTCCCAACGCCGCCCGCGCCCGAACCCGAGGAGGTAGAGATGTGATGCAGTACGTGTCTGGACCATACACAAGCGGCGAACTCCTGACCAAGGTCCGCACTGTCGAAGACTGGCTCGATAACGAGTTCAGAGCGCGAGGGCCGATCACAGATGCGTCTGTCCAGCGCGACATGGCTAATCGCATGCTGGACGCTAGCCAGGGGCGCAACACAGCGATATTTGACGATCAGGGCAACCCCAGCATCATGGTAAGGATACCGGCCATGCTGCTATCGCAGCTGCGCGCGGATTGGCCCAATGAGCTGCACCCGGCGTTCATTGTCGGGGCATCGGTTAAGTCGGAGTTTTGGGTTGCCAAATATCCGGGAGCCACAACGGGGGTCGGTGCGACGGAGCGCGCCATCAGTCTGCGGCGGCGTGATCCGCGGGCAGGCATCAACTTCGACCAAGCCCGGACAGTATGCGCGGCGAAGGGCGCGGGCTGGCACCTCATGACTAACGCCGAGTGGGCCCTGTTGGCACTGTGGTGCAAGGCTAACGGCTACTGGCCGCGGGGCAATAACAGCTATGGCGTAGACGCGTCGAGGCCGGCGGAGACCGGCGAGATATCCTACACCTACACATCGGGCCCGACAGTCTACAACGGGCGCGTGGCCGCCGGCACCGGGCCGGCTGCATGGAGCCACGATGGCACACCGTTCGGTGTTTGGGATCTCAACGGCAACGTATGGGAGTGGGTCGGCGGACTGCGACTGGTGGATGGCGCGATTCAGATACTCGCGGACAACAACGCGGCCGACGGTGCCTCCGATCAGAGCCGGACCTCTACTGCATGGCGCGCCATACTTCCCGATGGATCGCTTGTGGATCCAGGCGCAGCCGACACGCTGAAGTTTGACTCGCCAGTGCCGCTGACCAATGATGACGTCACGCAGAACCTGGGACTACCGATCCTCCGCACAGCGCTAGTTAACCCGCCGGATCCAGCTTGGAACTGGGGCGATAACAACTACGACTACAACTATGGGGCGTTTCAGTCAGTGACGGCGGCGGGCGGGGTGGCAGTGCCGCGCATACTGCAGGTGCTTTCCCTGATGCCCATCGATGCGGATCATGGCGGAGACTGTCTGTACGCGCGGAACTACGGGGAGCGTCTCCCTTTTCGGGGCGGGCACTGGTACTACGGCGCGGCTGCCGGGGTGTGTGCGCTCACCTTGGGCAGCGCCCGCGCCGACTCCAGCCACTACTTTGGCTTCCGCCCAGCGTTTATCCAGCCGTGATCTGCGATCTGTCCCATGCACTCTGTAGGGCGGGCGATAGCCCGCCCCTAACCCGGAGGGCCCTGAATGGCTGAGGAACTGATAGTAATGCAGAAAACCTACGACATGATCCAGTATGGATACTTGTGCCTACAGCAGTATCCCAAGAGTGAAAAACACACGTTGGCAGCTCAGACGAAGCAAGCCATGTTCGGGCTCTTGGAAGCGGTGATCCGGGCGAACAAACAGCACTACAAGAAGAAGGCGATACAGGCAGCAGACATACAGCTCGCCGTGCTGCGTTACCACGTGCGTTTGGGTATGGATCTGGGCTTTTTGGCGGTAAAGAAGTACGAGCATTGGGCCGCTGCGAACGCAGAAATCGGGCGGCTGATCGGCGGCTGGCTCAAATCAGTTCGTGAATGACTTTCGGGAAATGGCCAATGTCTCCCATTTCGGGGCGGGAACTGGAACAACGGCGCGAATGCCGGAGTGTGTGCGCTCAACTTGAACAACGCCCGCGCCAACTCCAACCACAACTATGGCTTCCGCCCAGCTTCACCTTTTGCCAGAAGTGGCAGGCTCACGGGCCCGCCTCCAGTGCGTGTTGGATAAAGGGGCCATTCTCCACGCCGCGCCTCTCCGGCCGGCGAAAAACTGAATTGCCGGGAAAGCGGCTAGTAGCTACGGCGAACCGCGCTACGCCCGGCGCCTCCCCTGGAGGTGATTAGGCAGAAGCGAATCAAGGGGTTGTACCCCCAAATCTACGACTTCGAGAATCTCTATCAAGCATACCGCCAGGCACGCAAGTGCAAACGGTTTCGCGATGAGGTTTTGCAGTTTACCGATAACCTCGAAGAGAACCTCATTGAACTGCAGAACCATCTGATCTGGCGCACATATCGAGTGGGGCGCTATCGGGAGTTCTTCGTGTACGAACCGAAGAAACGGTTGATCATGGCACTACCCTTCCGGGACCGGGTAGTGCAGTGGGCGATCTACAGGCAACTAAATCCACTGCTGGAGCGGCGATATATCCATAACAGCTATGCCTGCCGAGTTGGGCGCGGAACCCACCGAGCGGCGGACAGGCTGCAGTACTGGATGAGATACCTAGAGCGCCGGTGTGAGAGAGTCTATGCACTGAAACTGGACGTGGCTAGATACTTCTTCCGGGTGGATCATGACATCCTCATGAGAATTCTGAAGCGCATAATCGCAGACGAGGATCTGTTGTGGCTGCTTGAAACCATTATCCGCTCAGAGGATACACGGTTTGGCGTGGCCCTGGAGGATCATCAGTTCGCAGGCGGCCGGATCGCGAGTATTGGCATGCCGATAGGCAATCTCACCAGTCAGATGTGCGCGAATCTGTATCTCAATGAACTAGATCAGCACGTCAAACATGATCTTCGCGTGCGGCACTACTTACGGTATATGGACGACATGATCATCTTGCATCCGGACAAGACGCGTCTGTGGCAGCTCAAGACCGGGATCAGCACGTTCTTGCAGAATCATCTGCGGCTTGAGCTCAACAGCAAGACATCCGTGAGACCCATCAGTCAAGGCGTGGACTTTTGCGGCTACCGGATCTGGACCACACACCGGAAGCTACGCAAGAGCACGGCCAAGAAGATGAAGCGCAGACTGAGGTATTTACGGCGCGCCTGCGAGCGAGGCGAAGTGACTGCCGCCGATCTTAATGCCAGCTGGCAAAGCTACTGCGGGCTCCTCAAACACTGCAGTAGCTATAGACTAAAGAGCAAGTTGGAGCAAGAGATTCATGGTGCTACAAGAATAGACTCAATTCTATGGCCTCGGCATTGCCGGGGCTTTTGTCTTGGGAGGGACCATGACGGCAGCAGGACACATCGCGGTGGGTATGCTCATAGACCAGCACTGCCCGCCGGAATTCGCGTTTGGCGCAGGGGTGCTCGGTCACGCCGCCATGGACATGCTGCTTCCCGAGTATCGCCCATGGCCGCCATGCGACAACATCGCAATCATCGCATGGGAGACGGTCGCATCATACGTCCTGCTACGGGAAGCGTACAAGCGCGAGGAGCGAGCCGGGGTGTTGGGGCGGCTTGCGCCTGATATAGTCGACGGCGTTTACTCGCTGCTCAATCCTGCCGCATGGCAGACAGGCAAACTCCTATGCCCCTGGCATCGGGCCGGGGCGGAGATATGGAAACGGGATATGAGCTGGGCTTCGACATTCGCAGTCGAAGCTCTTCTGATGTGGTGGGCATTGAGGTGATCGAATGGCAAACGGGCACACGGAGATAGACCCTGACGAGCTGCACCGGACAGGCTGCGAGTATGGGCGCAGCCTCGGAAAGGATGTGGGATACCTGCGCGACGATGTAACCGAGATGAAGGCCGATATCAAGGAGCTGCGCGAGAGCACCAAACGCATCGAGCAGTCATTGGCGAAGAGCGAATGGCTCAGGACGCTGGGCATGGCGGGCGTGTCGGCTATCATCGCGGCTATCGTTGCGAGGATGACCAAATGACGAAGCAAGAGTTCATCGAGCGCATGAAACAGGCTTGCATCGTGGCTCGACAGAAGGGCGCGGATTTCAATGAGCCGGTAGTGATGGCTCAAGCGGCGTTGGAATCAAACTGGGGTAATTCCGGGCTTTGCATCAAGGCCAATAATCTTTTTGGCATTAAGGCGGCCAAATCATGGACCGGTCCGACTCTTGAATTGCCGACTCGCGAGTGGAGCAAGAAGAAGGGCTGGTATAACACAACCGCCAAGTGGCGAGTGTATCCCAGCTGGAATGAGTGCATCGTGGACTATTCCAGGCTACTCGCGCGACTGAAATGGTATCGCGACACATTCAACGTGCGACATGATCCCGATAAGTTTCTGCAAGCCATCCTCCCCAGCGACGAGGAGCCGGGTTGGGCGACAGATCCCCGGTATGCCGAGAAGGTGAGGGGCGTGGCGAAGGAGATTGAACGATTAGGCGGGCCTAAGTGGGAGGTGGGGCAGTGAATCTGGATAGTCTTCTGAGAATCGGCATCGACGCGGCAGCGGCATTCGCTGCCATGAACCTGGTAAACGCCATGCGCAAGGGCTGGCTCTGGCCCAACATTAAGAAGTGGCTCAATGAGCCTCGCGCCAAACGCGAGCGCACTGCCAGAGTGATACAGCTCGCATGGTGGGTGTCGCTGCTTACCTCCGGCATATTCGCGCTGCGAGTCTACACAGGTGGCTGGCAGACATTCATCGGCGAGTGGCTATCGCGGAGCATCATCATCTGGCTACTCAGCATGGGGCAGTTCGACGTGATCAAAATCACTTGGCCGGCCATGTTCGGCCACGAGGAGGCGGCGCATGATCAAGTGGATTCGGACTAACTGGATATGGATTGCGGCAGGCGCGGGCCTGCTGATTTTGATTATAGGCACTGCGTTGGGCTACAAGCTCGCGCAGGCTCTCGGCATCGGCATTACCGGCGCGGCAGGGC